TGTAGTACCACTTGCAGAATATGCAGTTGTAGGTTCTTGTCTAACATTATTAATAAATAATGCTAACTCATTTGCATTAGCAACTGGATTATCCAATGTGTAAGATGTAGTCGCACTTGTAGTAAAGTCTTGTTTAGCAAAACTTGTGTAACTTAATGCTGGTTGATTACCAATAAAAGGCATTGATTATTCTCCTATGAACTGATTGCGTCTACTGTTGATACCCAAACATCTAAAGATGAAGCTGTATCTGATATTACTTTTAAAGCATCACCAGATTGAACTACAAATTTAGCTCCACCATCTAATACTTGTAATGATGAACCAGTTGGTATTGGTGCATCTTTAACAAGATAGATGTCGTTTGAACCATCATTGATATATACAGATGCTATAACTGATGAACCAGTTACATTTGAAACTGATATACCAACTACAGTATCAAAACTATCAGCAGTAAATAAGGTTGCTGCAGATGTTCCTACATCGTTGCTTGTGTATCTTCTAAAGTTCTGTGCCATGTTTTATCCTAATTATACTAGTTTATTGTTTATATGTCAACACTCTTATAAAGCGATTGCCATAGCAATACTAAAACCATTAGAAGCTTTTGCATCTAATTGAGTTTGTATTGAAGAAGTTACACCATTAATGTAACTAAATTCTGTATTATCTACTGAGCCATCATGTATTTTGGTAGCATCAATAGCTGCTGATGCATTTATATCTGCATTAACAATTACCCCTGAACTAATAGCAGCAACACCTGTATCAGCAATAGTAATATCTCCTGATACAACATTATCTATCCATTTAGAAGTAGTTGTATCATAAAATAATAATCCTCCATCTGCAGGGGAAGTAATATTAACATCTGTTAATTCTGATAATTCATTTGCTGTAGCTACTTGAGAATCAACATAAGCTTTAATAGATTGTTGAGATGCAACTTTAGTAGCTGAATCAGATGCCATATTATCTTCATCTAAGAAAGCTGTACCACTAATAGCTGTATCTAAAACTGGACTTGTTAAAGTTTTGTTTGTTAAAGTTTGTGTACCTGTTAAAGTTGCAACAGTACTATCAATATCTAAAGTTACATCACCAGATGTTCCTCCACCAGTTAAACCAGTACCTGCTACAACTGAAGTAATATCTCCAACTGGAACTGTTGCTACTTGTGTATCTACATAAGCTTTAATAGATTGTTGTGTAGCTAAATGACTAGCAGAATCTGAAGACATATTATCTTCATCTTTAATTGAAGTACCTGAAATAGTATCATTCAATACTGCTGATGTTAAAGTTTTATTTGTAAGAGTATCTGTTGTAGCTTTACCTACTAATGTATCTGTAGATGTTGGTAAAGTTATAGTTCCAGTATTTGATATTGTTGAAATTACTGGAGTAGTTAAAGTTTTATTTGTTAAAGTTTGTGAACCTGTAAGTGTAGCTACAGTAGAATCAATATTAAAAGTAACTCCATTACCTGCACCAACAGAATCAATACCAGTACCACCAGCTAGTGTTAAAGTTTCTGAATCTAAATCAATATTTAATGCACCACCTGTATCTCCTTGAAAATCTAAATCTTGAGCTGTTACTTGTGAGTCAACATATGTTTTGATTGCTTTAGCAGAAGCTAATGTATCGTCTGAACCAGAAACTGAAGTTAAGTCTGTATCTAAAACTCCAGATTTTAAATTATCTACTTCAACATTTGATAATGTATTATTATCTATATCTAAAACTTTATTAGTTAAAGTTTGTGAATCTGTTAATGTTGCAACTGTTGAATCAATTGCAAATGTCATTGTCTGTGCAGAACCTGTAGTATCAATACCAGTTCCACCAGTTAATGTTAAAGATTGTGAATCTAAATCAACTGATTGAGAACCACCAGTATCACCAGAAAAATCTAAATCTTGTACTGTTACTTGTGCGTCTACATAAGTTTTAATAGCTTTAGCACTAGCTAAGGTATCGTCACTTGCTGATACTGAACTTAAATCTGTATCTATATCTGTAATAGAAGTAGCTGAACCAATTACTAAACCATCTAAAGTAACTGTACCATCAAAGAAAGCATCTTTAAACTCTAAAGAACTTGTACCTAAATCAATATCATTATCTGTTATAGGTACAATTGCACCATCTAATAATTTAAATTGTTCTGTAGAAGTTCCTGATACATCAATATGAAAACCTATTTCATCATTAGTAGTATCAATTAAAATTTTATTTAAAGGAGTAGCAAGACCTGCATCTCCAATTAATCCTATGACTGGACCTTCGGCTGTTGTTCCATCATGCTTATGTCCTGAAGCTACATTAAAAGCAGCTAATAATTGATTGTATTCATTATTAAATAATGCTGCTGTAATTATATCACCATTATTTAATGAACTCTGTCTAGTATATCCTGCCATAATTTATCTTCTTCCTCCTGCTATAAATGAAACAAACATTCCATTTACTGAATATGGAGAATTTGTATCATTACTAAAAAATTTAAAGTTATTAGAAAAACCACTTCCTGTTACTGTTATACTTTTACTTGGTAATGCTGTTGCTCCAAATTTTCCTGTACCAAATGTTGCTGTACCAAATAATGAAGGAGAACTTAAATTTCCTACTGCAAAGTTTCCTGGTTGTGGAACTTCACTACTTTCAAAATCATATCTAATTCTTAAATTTAAATCGTTTTGTGTTCCTTCAGGTTCAATATTAGCTTTTATTTTATATAAACTTTTTCTTAAACCATTATCACCATAGTCCATGTCTGGTGTTTGAAACTCTGCTTCAACATTTGAACCATCAAAACTATTTCCAGTATCATGTTTATATACATAACCTGTTTCATCAATATGAAATAAAGCTTCTGTTCCATCATTATTAATAGTCGAGGTACAGAATTTTACAGATAAACCTTTTGTTTCACTCCATTCAAAAGCAGGAATACCTTCAGAACTATATTTAAATGTTCCTATAATTCCTTTTTGTCCTGAACTTGCTTGTCCACTTTGATAATAAAATAATCTATATTGACTTCGTTCTCTTATTACCATACTAGAAACAGTATAGTTACTAAAATTATTAATAATATTATTAACTAATGGTAGTATTTTTCTAGATATAGAACTTAATTCAACATCATCAATTCTAGCTGTACCAGCAACTGTTCTTAATCCATCAGGTGCTAAGAAAATTAAATCTCCACCTATCTCTTGAATTGAATTACCACTTATACAACCAATATTTTTTGTTACTGATTTGATTATAGGTGTAGAATCAAGGTTTGTCAACTCATATATACTATTTTTACAAAATATAATTAAACTATTTCTAAATACCTTAATACCTGTTACTATATCTCCTACATCTACAAAGCCTGAAGAAGCACCTTCAAAATCATAAGGCTTTAATCTAGTACTATAATATACTACACTAGGATTAGTTGATTGTCCTGAAACTACTATTCTTTCAGCATATCTTTCAATTAATGAACATTTTTCTGGAGAAGACCTATGTACTTCTTCAAAATGATATTTATTATTATCATCAATAAAAAATTCACCTATTTTATTTTGACCATCTACAAAATATATTGTGCCATTTTCACCATGAGATTCAAAATTAATAAACTGAACATTACTTTGATTAGTTCTTAATATTGTAGTAGCACTAGCTAAATCACTTGAAGCTATACCACCTTTAAAATAAGTTAATCCATTTTGTGTACTAGCAGTATTAGCATTTATATCTAATGTTAAAATAGTATCACTTGTAATAGATAATACTTTATAAAAATTTCCATCTATTTTAATATCATCTCCAACAATAAACTCAGAAGTAAATACAGTACCACTTCCTGTAACTGTAGGAGAACCTGAACTAATTGAGACTGTTCCAGTAGCTGTTACAAAAGTATCTTTATTAATTTGAACATATGAAGTACCTGATGTGCTAAAATATAAATTATTACCTTGAGCTACAATTATACCTCCAGCATATCCTGTAATACCATGAACTGTGTCAGTAGCTAACCCAGAAGGAATGACAGCACTTGATGTTCCTAATTTTTCATAACCACTTATTCTTCTATATCCTCCTGTAGTAGAAGATTCAAAATTTTTTAAAACAGTTGCAGCTCCAGGAGTTCTAAATAAAGCATGAGAACTTGAAATTAAATCCAAGCCACCTTGTACTGTAATTGAAGCTCCTTGAGTTGGCATAGTTTATTCCTTAATATAAATATGTAAATCTAACATCTGACATATACTCTGGTTGAGGAGAGTTTAATTGGTCAGCCATATTTTGTAATCCTTTTTTATATTCATCTAAAGCTAATTGTGATTGTGCAATATTATCTTTAAATTGATAAATATAATATCTAGCTCTTGCTAATAAAACTGGTTTGTATTGTTCTGGAAATAAAACTTTGTCTGTATCATTAGTTAATGCAGTAGGTCTATTATAAGCAAAGAAATAAATTCTATATACACCATCTGGTATTGGAGATAATCCAAATCTTCTTCCATCTGAACTTCTTAATACTCTTACAGGTGTTGCATATGTTTGTGTATTAGCTTTACTTGCTTCTTCTCCTTGTGCATAGTTAGCTCTCCATGCTGATAAAGTTGTAAATGCTAATTTATTAATTGTATGAGGAGCTGACTTTCCTGATACACCTTCTGTAGTTAAAGTAAAATCATCCCAGTTTACTGAATCATAATCTGTATCTACATCAGTTGAACCTGCTTTTAAAAGATACCATCTTTGTCCAGCAACAGTTTCTATGTATGTATTACCATAATAGTTATCTTGAGGAGCTGCAGTTTTTAACCAAGACCATTCATCAACTGCATCTACAATATCAAAGTAAGCTCTGTTAACACAATTAGATACAAATTTCTGTATACCTAATGCTCCTGATACTGTTGTTACTTCTGGTTCATTTATTTCAACCAGTAATTCATTTGTCATTGATAGATAAGTTTTAGCCATTTAACAGTTCCATGCTCTTAGTGATTTATTAATTCTTGAATTTGGGTCTCTTGCAGTTTTTTTAGATGTAAGTTTCTTTTTCATTCCTTTCATCCTTGCACAAAAACTCTTTCTTCTTTTATTGCCAACTACCTTACTTGGTGCTTTTAGATTTCTTTTCTTACCAGTCTTAGTTCGACCTTTATTATAAGAAGCTCTACCTTTAGCATTAAGTCCTCCTTTAGGATTCTTACCCTCTTTACGAGTCCAAGCAGGTGAAGACATTATACCCATTATTATTTTTTCTTATTCTTGTCTTTTTTAATTACTATAGTCATTACTCCACCATGACCTTTTTTATTTCTGTGTACTTTACCACCATATTTGTATTTGCCTTTGTTTACTATTTTTCCACCAGGCATTGCTTTTTTCATTGGCATAGTATAATCTCCTTATATTAATATCCATAAAATTACAAGACCTGCTATAATACCTAATGAAAGTTTTCTATGAAACATCCAAAAATGTCTAGCTTCGTCTCGTAAACATTGAATTTGTATTTTAATTTTATTTAACATGATATTCTCCTAATAAGAGGATGGGGATATTGCTACCCCCACCCAATAGTGTATTAAAAAATTAATCTATTGCGTAGATAATTTTACCAGCTACTTCTGGTCTTAATACTTTTCTTCCCCATACCATTAAACCTCTAACGATATCTGAGAAAGTACCTGTATCTCTAACAGTTTCCACTTTGTTCATTGCTGACGCAGCAGCAGTTGAACTCATGTGACCGAATAGAGCTTCAGGTGCAGTTGCTGAACCAGCAGGTGAAGCACCAGATAAGTCATTAGTTGGTAGGTTGTTTGATTTGTACATTGAAAAACCTCTAAGTAATCCAGATGCAACTAAACCATTTCTGATTGAACCTTGACCAGCATTAAAGTCTACTGATAAAAGTTTTGATGCAGAGTTAGAAAGTTGATTGTACCATTCAGGTGCAGCAACAAACCATCTTCCATCTTCAGGTGCGTTAGCTTCATCTAATTCTTTAGCAGCTAATGCCATTTGGTTTAAAGGGTCAACTTCACCACTTGCAAACCCAATATCAATTGGAGTTGAAGTAGTTCCCATTCCTGTAGTTGCAGTTGCTCCTGCAGAAATAGCTGCTAGAATATTGCTATCCATAGCATCTCTTAAAGCATATGCTGCATTGTCTGAAGCAATAGCTTGGAAGTTGACATGAGAGAATCTCTTCTCTAAGTCATCTATTTTGAATGAAAAAGATTTAGCTTGGTCTATTGTAAGAACAAGTTCTTGGTCAGTCAAGTTAGTTGATGTTACAGCAAGACCTCTTGTGTAGTCTGCTACTGCGATTTGAGGCTCTTTGATAATATTAACAGTATCACCGAAAGATGAGATTTCTCCCATGTAATCTGTGTTACATACTGCTTCTGCTACTGCAGCTTTTCTTAGAGCTATTTGTACTTTCTTTGAATAGATTTCAGGAATGAAAAAACCATTAGTTTGACCTGAAACACCTAATCCAAAGTTATATGTTGAACCACCAGCGAATTTAGCCATTGTAGTTACTCCTTTGTTTATTGGTTAATAAAAAAATGAAAATAGAATTAATCTATAATTCTACCTTCTCTTTGAGCTTTTAAAATATCTTTTTCATATTTCATAAACTCTTCATCTGATAATCTTTGAATATCAGACCTTTTGAAGAAAGGTTCTTTAGATTCTGGTACTTGAGTTTGTTCATTAGTTTTAACTAACAAATCAGCACCTTGAGTCTTTGGTTGTTTCTTCGTAGTTTTTTTATCAAGTCCAAGTCCTCGGTCCTTCTTATACAAGTCAATTGCTCGTGCAGCTAATGCTCCATTAGAGTTATTTTCATATATCCAATTTTTAATTTCCATTGGCTGAGTATCTGCCCAGTTATGAAAATCATCAGACTCTTTTATTTCTTCAAAGTCAGGATGATATTTTGAAAGTTCAAGAGCAGCTTCCTTTTGTTGCAAAGTAGTATTTGCTTTCTTTAAACTTTCTAACTCGTCTTGTAACGACTTAACTTCATTTTGCGATTGTAAGTGAGATACAGTTTCCACAACTCCATAAATGTCAGGATAATCGTTTTTAAAAGCTTCAAGCTCTTCTTTCGATTTAGGTGGTTGGTACTTAGGTCTATTCTCTTGAAGTTGAACTTTAAGGTCCTGTTCTCTATTGTTCCATTCACCTAACTTCCTATCATAATATCGTTTTAGGTCGTCATATCTTTTCTTATAATCAACTTTTGTATAAGGATTAGATTCTGTGTTTAAAGCAGATTCTTGAACCTTATCCATAGTTGCTGAAGTATTCTCAGTTGAATCTTCTGGGTTGCCATCGGCAGTAGCAGTTAATTCACCTTGATTACTATCAGGGTTTGGCACAAACAAACCTTCATCAGCAGAAGTTCTATCTTGTGGCATAGCATCAATAGTATGCCAAGACTTTTTTCTGTTATAAGGGTTTGCTTCGGCTTCTTGTCTTCCTTCTTCGTTTTTGTTACTCATTGTGTCCTCCTTTAGGGCTTCTTAACTGAAGGTAGCTAAGGTAGGTGTTTTTGTTTAAAACGAAACTACAAGGGCTTATAATAAAATTATTATAAGGTAGCTTGTCTATTCATAGAGTTACCTTTCTCTATAAATTTTTTATACCATCTCTTCTTCTTGAGATTGAATACCAGCATCATAATCTGCTTCTGCTTGTTTCATCATTTTTCTTAATTTGTCTACACCAATATTCTTAACTGCTTTTGCTGTAAATACAAATTCACCATCTGATAAAAGTGCTGGGATAGAGTCTGAAGTTCCTGTTCCTGGTCCTTCTACTTCTCCATCATCTGTAAATTCTGTTGCAACTAATTTAGGAATGATAGCTTCTAATTCTGGATGCATATCAACTGCTTCATCTAATAGTTGTTCTTCTTCTTCTGATAAAGCTGAAGTATCAATAATAGCATCCATACTTTCTAAATCTTCATCAGTAATATCTTCTTCATCATCCATAGGCATCTCATCATCCATACCCCTTGGTTGTAATAAAGATTCTTCTTCTACTTCTAATTCTTTCATAGGTGGCATATCTTCATCAGACATTTCATCTTCTACAATATCACCTTCAGCATATGCTTGATAATCTGGTCTTTGATTATATTTACTTATAGACTCATTACCTACAACTCCACCTATAGCCATTTCTACTTTTCTATCTTTTGCTTTATATGCTTCTAATTCTTGTTCTTGTTTAGGTGTTAATTCTAATCCTTCTTCTTTCATAATTTCAAGTTGTTTAAATTTTCTAGCTTCAATTTTATCTTTAACAGAATCACCATCGCTAAACTTCATTCTTTGCATTATTCCACCTTTAGCTTTTTTAATCACACCTTTACCTATTAAAATATCTTCCTGTGTTATCTCACCATCACCACTTAAATCTGGGAAAGCTTCTCCACCTTTATTCATTCTTGTTCTTGATTTATCTAATGCTCTAGAAGGTAAACCTTTTCTAGCAGACATAGGAGTATTAACATCATAAGGTGTAATACCTTCAGATGTTTTATCTTGTTTAGCAATATAAGGTGGCATTGACATTAATCCACCTGTAGCCATTTTAATTGCTTTTACTTTTTTCATTTTACTCCTTGCTTAATTATAACAATATTAATTATACTAGTCAACACTAATATTATTTTACTATGTCTCTTACATTATTGGGCAGGTTCTTCAGTCTGTCCAGTAAATTCCATCTCCCCTGGCATTGGTGTATTACCAGGTCCGATTGGGCTTTCGCCATTTCCAGGGTTGTTTGTTCCTGGAGTTTCTGGAGGTATTCCTCCATCACCACCCATTGCTCCGAGTTCACCAGGGATAGGAGCTTGTGGGCTAGTTCCTTTGTTAGCATTTTGTTGTCCTATTATTTTTGCGTAGATTTCTGCTTCATCTTTAGTATTTAAAATTTCTGCTGGGTCTAAATCTAAAGAATGAGCTAATTCTTTTATTACTTCTGACATTCTTACAAATGGAGCAATAGCAGGATTCTGTACAGTTTGTAAGAACATAGTTAATCTTTGACTTCTAACTTCTTTTTTCATCAAACTAGATGAGCCTGTTGCTTTAATTTCTAAATCACCATATATAGGTAAGTCACCTTCATAGAATTGCATATTCCATTGAAACATTGCTTCACCTAAAGGTTTAATTAATTGGTCATCAATATTTTTAATTACTGTTTTAATATTTAATGATGCTGCTCCCATTAACATTGACATTCCAGATGCTGTTCTTGTCATAGATTGAACACCAGTTTGTCCATGTGAATAAGATGGTAGTCCTGTAGATTCATCTGCTAATTGTCTAAACTTATCAAACATTTGCATATTTTCATTTGCAGTATTTGGAAATTTTAATCCATAGATTGATTGTCCAGGTACACCAGCTTGTCTTTTAAAAATTTTACCAGGAAATACTTCCATAGTTTGATTAGAAGCTAATGCTGATTCATCAACATCAAATATTAAGTTTCCTGCCAATGCTAAATTATCAATAGCCATTCTTGCATGACCATTCATAATTTGTTGTGCATCATCCATATTTTCTGGAACACCAATACCAAAAAATGTATATGGATTTTTTTCATATACAAAAGATTGATAAGGAGTTCTAAAAGGTTTAAATGGATTTTGAACAATTCTAATTACTTTATCTCGAATCATCCAAACATTAACTTGAATTTCTTCCATGTCATCAATTGATTCATCAAGTTCTAGACCTTCTTCTCTAGCACTCATAGCATCTATTGTTCCCCAATATTCTAATACTTCAAATCTATTTGATTCAATATCAGGGTATTGACTTTTTTCTAAATCTATATCTGTTTCCCAAGATTTTTTATTATACTTAGCACCCATTCTTAAACATTCAAGTATTGCTTGTTTATTAAAGAAAGGTCTATTAGCTAAATCTAAAACTTGATTTCTATTTAATCTATGTCTTTGAATTACAAATTCTGCTTCTTCCATATTTCTAGCATTAGGGTCTGGATAAAAATCCCATATGCTAACAAATTCCATTTTAGGAACTTTAACAACTTCAGGTGTATACTCTCTACCATTACCAGTATCAGTATATTTATGTAAAGTTTTATTATAAGTAAAAGGTCCTTTGATAATTCCTGTTCCAAGTAGACAAGCTTCAAAGATTGCACTTCTTAATTCTACACTACCATTTGATTCTTCTATTTGGTCTAAAATTAATTTTTCTAATCTTCTTGCTGCAATTTGTGCAGGTTTAATTTGAGGCATATCAGCAGTTGGAGCTGGACCAGAAGTTAAGTTTGCATCTTCATATTCTTTTTCTAAAGAACCTAAGTTAGCATTATTATTTAAATCATTAAAAGTTGTACCAGGAGCTAAATCATTTCCATCACCAGGAAAACCTAAGCCACCATTTAATCCTGTCATAGGTTGTTCACCAGGAATATAATCCATATTACCTTCAATACCTGGAGTAGGCTCTTCATTTTGATTCATACCCATTTGTTCTTTTAATGGATTTAAATGAGCATACTCATCTATACCTTCAGGTATTCTAGTTTCTTGAATAGTTAATGGAAATTTATTTGCACCAAATAGTACATCAATCAATTGACCATATGCTGCTAGTACTTTTGTTTTAGTTACTTTAACAAAGACTCTAGATTTTTCATGGTCTCTAAAAGCTACATTTTTAAAATATCTTCCTCTATAGTTATGGAAAGCTTGTAACCATCTATCTTCATCATCTTCTCTAGTAGTTTCACATTGTTGAAATCTAGCATTTATTTGAGCAACAAGATTAGAAATAGTTTCATCTTCTTTTGCTTCATCCATAATTGGATTTGTATCTTCTCTAATCTGGTCGTAAGTAGCCATATATAATTCCTTAAATTATTTGTGCAGTAGTATAATAATACACTTATTTCTTTGACTTGTCAACTATTTTTCTAATTTCTATAATAACACTATTAGGAATAATTGTACTGTTTCCAATCTCTTCAATCTTACCTGAATCTTCTCCAGCCGAAGAATAGTCTCCAAAAATTCTAGTAACTCCTTTAGTTTGAGTTAATAAATGACCTTTAGTAACACAAATAGGTAACTTTGCTTTTTTACAACCTTCAATACTTTGCCATGAGCTGTCGGATAAAATATCCAGCCAGTATACAGAAACTAAAGGATATTTATCTATCTCTCTAGTAGCTTTAGTATTTATTTTAATTTTCTTTTTAACCATTACCCTTCTTCTCCTCTTGTTGTTTTTTTAATTTACTAAATCCTTTCTTACCTTTTCCATAAGGGTCAAAGCTACCTTTACCTGATATATTACTATCTTTAGCCCAATCAGTAAATTGGTCTTTAATTCCACCTGCATCTGAATATCTATATATATTCATTTTAAATATTTGATGTATATGTTTTTGTTTTAAATATTCTTGAAGTTCTTCATATGACATAATCTCATCATATTCTTCATCTGTTTGAGTATTTTTAAAAGTATATAAAGGCATTAAAAATACTTCCTTAATACTTCTAGTTGGTCATCATACTTAGCTATCATTTGTAATTCTTTTTCAATAGTTTCTATTATATCAGAATGTTCTCCAATACCTATTGAGTTACTTAAATATATTTCTACATTTGCAGAATGTTTTTTTATATGTCCTTCTGCGTGTGCTATTAAACTTTCTTTTATTTTATCTCTCATATTAATATCCAAATGTTGGGTCTGATGGTGTCCATCGTTTTTTGTTTGACATTTCTTCCCATACTGAAGTTGCTCTAGGTCTAGACATTACTAAATATCTTAGAGCATCATAAGCATGGTCAGATGCTTTTGTATCTACATCCTCTGGTCTACTAGGGTCAATAGGTATAGATTGTATTTCTCTAATTAGGTTAGGGCAAGATTTAAATATCTGAAGCTTTGGTCTACCTTTATCATTTAGTTTTAATCTTTCATGTATTTGTATCTTGCCTTGAATTCTGTTCTTATCAGCCCTTCTAAGCTTATGTCCTGCTCTAGTTAGTACTTCCCCTACAGTTGGACCAGTAGAGCCAGTCCTAGACCACGCAGCTCCATCTAATACCCCACTTACAGACAACCTATCCTCTTTTTCATATTCAAAGATTCTAGTAGCTAAGTCTTCGCCTGTTAAACCTTTTTGATATAGTTCTCTATAAATAATTAATGTTTCATCTGTTGGGTCAACACAACCCCACACTACTGCAGATTCTGCTGCATAACCATAGTCAATTCCTTTTACTCTTACCCAATGTCTAGGTAAATCAAAAGGTTCAACTACATGACTATCATAATCAAATTCTGTAAAAGCAGCTCCTTCAGAAACATCCCAGTTACCTTCTAGTAATTGTTTTCTTTGTACAGCAGGTAATGATTGTAACATCTGCTCATACTTACCATCTTCAGATAGATATGGATTATCTTCTAATCTAGCTGGTATAAATTTTCTTGTTATTTTATCTTGTCCAATAAAGCTTTCATTAGGAGGAGCTGGGTCTAGATATCTTTTCTTAACCCAGTTTCCTCCAACTCCTCCAGGGTTTGCAGTACACCGAATGTAGCATTGTATATCATTATTTGTTGTTCTCAATCGTGATTGCAAGTATTGGAGTGGGAACTCTGTTGGATACTGTGTTAACTCATCAATACCTATCCAGGTATATGATTGTCCTTGGTATCTATAAACATCAGCATCTCTATCAAGATAACCAAACTCCAATGAAGCTCCTGAAGGGAATCTCCATATTTTTTCAACTTCTCTAAACTTTGCACCCTTAAAAGCTTTAGGGTATAGCTCTCTAGACTTGTCTATTAGTTCTCTTAATTCAGGCATTGACTTTCTTAACAGTAATGCTCTATGTTCTTTAATGTGCATAAATCGTAATGGGTCTACTAACATAGCATACGATTTACCACCTCCAGCAGAACCACCATATAATACATCTTGTTCAGGTGCTGCTAGAAAATCTGTTTGAGGTCCTTCATTAGGTTTAAATACTATTCTTTCTTTTTCTTCTTCAATGAGTCTTTTAACAGGACTAGGTAAGGTATCAAGCTTGTCTTCTTCGATAACCACACCCTTCTTCGTTTCTTTATTTGTTTCGGCATTTTGTACTACTTTCAAAGTTTCTTTTTTTTCTCGAAGTCTCCTTGTTTTATTCTCCAAGTTCTTTTTTAGTTTAGCTATTTCTTTTTCTTTAGCTTTAACAGCTTTTCTAGAAGCCATCTTAGCTTTATGTGCGAAACTATAATTGTATTGTCGTTTCTTTTTTTCTTCAGTCATTCTTACTTAACAAAC